GATGGGTCGCGTTCTTTATGCCCCGAGTATGCCGGGGAATAAGACAGGGCAATCATTGCCCTATTTCTTTGATGAGGTGCTGGCGCTGAGGGTTGAGAAAGATTCGGAAGGCTACACCCGCCGTGCCCTGATGACCGATGGCGATGGTTTGTGGCTTGCTAAGGACCGCAGCGGCAAGCTGGAAGTGTGGGAAGACGCCGATCTTGGCGAGATTATCAAGAAAATTGGAGGTGCAGCATGAGAGTGTTTGATGACATTACGCTAGACGAACTGGCCGAGCGTTGGATTAACTACAAGGAGGCTGAAAAGATTGCCGTGGAGAAACGGCGCGAGATTGAGGACGAAATTGCACAAAAAGTTAACTTCCCCGAGACGTTTGAGGGGACTGAGAACGTGGTGCAGGTGGGCAGTCCGTTCGCAATTAAGATTGAAGGTCGGGTTAACCGAACGGTCAACGCCGACAAGTTGCTGATGATCGCCCATGAGACTGGTAATGAAGAGCACCTGTCTACGGTGTTCCGTTGGAAACCCGAGATCAACATGACCGTCTGGAAAGCCTCGGACGAGTCAATCACCAAACCGTTTGCGGCAGCGATTACTGCCAAACCCGGACGCCCATCTTTCACCATCACAAGGAAGTGAAATGCTTTTAGACGAAACCTTTGACGTTGCCACGCTGCCCCAGTCGGAACGCAACTTTGAACCCCTGCCTGCTGGCTGGTATACCGCAACAATTTCTAACGCAGAAGTGATGCCTACGAAGATGGGTAATGGGAAGTACATCAAGATCCGCTACGACATCCAAGGCCCGACGCATCAGGGGCGTGTTGTGTTTGGCAACCTGAATGTACGTAACGCCAACCCGAAGGCCGAGGAGATCGGACGCCAGCAGTTGGGCGAGATTATGCGGGCGATTGGCCTGACTTCGCTCAAGGATACGGACCAGATGATCGGCGGGAACCTGTCGATCAAGTTGGATATTCGGATCTCTGAGCAGTACGGCAACTCAAACGAGGTACGTGGGTTCAAGTCGTTGTCTGGCGGCGCTGCACCTGCACCAAAGGCTGCGCCATCGGTTCCGGCTGCTGGCGTGAAGGCAGCACCACCCTGGGCCAAGAAGTAATAGGCAAAAAAATGCCCCGGTGGAGTTCCGGGGCAAAGATACCAAGGAGAGAGCACGAAATGAAAATACCTGACGCTCAGTATAGCATTCCAGAACTCGTAGACCAATACCACGCAAGCAAACCTGAGAAACCAAGGGCGCACCTTGGGGCAAGCCAGTTAGGTCACCCTTGCGACCGTTGGTTATGGCTATCGTTCCGATGGGCGGTGGCGAGCAAATTTGAAGGCCGCGTGTTACGGATGTTTAGGCGCGGCCAGAACGAAGAAGCCACGATCAAGGAAGATCTGCAAGCAATCGGCATCCAGTTCAAGCCAGGGGTAACGCAGGAGCGCGTGGACTTTGGTTGTCACATTAGCGGGAGCATAGATGACATCGCAATCTCTGGGGTGCCGGGAGCGCCATCAAAGAAACACGTTTGTGAGTACAAAACCCACAACAAAAAATCGTTTGAACAAGTTGAAGACAAGGGTGTGGAGCGTGCAAAGTTTGATCACTTTGTGCAAATGCAGTTGTATATGCATGGCACTAATATTGACCGCGCGTTGTATGTGGCTGTCTGCAAAGATGACGACCGACTCTATACCGAGCGCGTTGAGTACGACAAAGGCGTTGCCGAAAACGCAATAGCTCGAGGTAAGCGCATTGCGTTGTCCGACCGGATGCCCGAGCCTCTGAGCGCAGACCCGAGCTGGTATCAGTGCAAATGGTGTCCCGCGCATGAGTTTTGCCACGGCGATCGTCTGACTAAAGAAGTCAACTGCCGCACCTGCGCCCATAGCACTGCGACCGAGGATTCCAAGTGGATTTGCGAGCGCCACGCCGGTAGCGAGATCCCCGTGGAATGGCAGCGTGAAGGTTGCGGTAGCCATGTCCTGCATCCCAATATGGTCCCGTGGCAGCTCAAGGAAGCCGGCGACCAGTGGCAGGCAATCTACGTCATCAAAGGCAAGGATGTTGTGAACGGTGAGCCAGGAGACGGCGTGTACGGGTCTAAGGAGTTGGTCGCCAACGCCGCTGCTTGTGCTGAGTCTGATGAAGGAATGATTGAGTTTCGCAAGATGTTTGATGCAAGGATCACGGGATGATTCTGCGTGACTACCAGCAGCGGGCCATAGATGACTTGTACAACTGGTTTCTCGCTGGTTACGAAGGCAACCCTTGCTTGGTGTTGCCAACTGGCTCAGGCAAGAGCCACATCGTTGCCGCTATCTGCGAAGACGCGCTTACTAAGTGGCCTGAGACGCGGGTGTTGATGCTGACGCACGTGAAGGAGTTGATTGAGCAGAACGCCGAGAAGATGTACGTACATTGGCCTGACGCCCCGCTTGGTATTTATAGCGCAGGGATTGGGCGGCGTGAGTTACACCAGCCGATCACGTTTGCCGGTATCCAGTCGGTGCGGGACAAGGCGGCGCAGATTGACCACGTTGATCTAGTGATCATTGACGAGTGCCACTTAGTGAATCACAAGGATACGGGCGGCTACCGCGATCTGCTGCGCCAGCTTCAGCGCATCAACCCAAACCTGCGCGTCATTGGCCTGACCGCCACGCCATACCGACTAGGTCACGGCATGATCACGGATGAGCCGGCGATCTTTAACGCTTTGATTGAGCCAGTAACGATTGAAGAGTTGATCTTCAAGAAATACTTGGCCCCGCTGCGTTCTAAGGTGACCGCAACCGCGTTGGACACTACCGGCGTTGCAAAGCGTGGTGGGGAATTTGTAGAAGGCGAGCTCCAGAAGGCGGTCAACACCAAAGACCAGAATGTCCGAGTCGTATCAGAGGTGATCGCCTTAGCCGAAGATCGCCAGCATTGGTTGTTCTTTTGTACCGGCGTATCCCACGCCGAGAACGTCTGTGAAATCTTGAACTACTGGGGAGTACCCGCCAAGTGCGTGACCGGCGACACGCCCAAGAAAGAGCGTGAGAAGATTATTGATGAGTTCAAGACCGGCAAGATCAAAGCGTTAACAAACGCCAACGTGCTGACCACGGGGTTTGACTACCCAGACATTGACCTGATTGCCATGTTGCGCCCAACTATGTCCCCTGGCCTATACATCCAGATGGCAGGTCGAGGAATGCGGCCCAAGAGCCACACCGATCATTGTTTGGTTCTGGACTTTGCCAAGGTGGTTGCAACGCATGGACCTATCACCAATGTCCAGGCTCCCAAAAAGGGAGGCTCTGGCGACGGCGTTGCGCCGGTCAAGGTATGCGACAACTGTAACGAGATCTGCGCGTTGGCGGTGCGCGTATGCCCCGCCTGCGGGACGGATTTTCCCGCCGTTGAGCCTAAGCGATTAAAGCTACAACATGACGACATTATGGGCGACAGCGGGACCGAGATGGCGGTCACTGATTGGTCCTGGAGGCGGCACGTTAGTCAGGCCAGCGGCAAGCTAATGGTGTCAATCACCTACTACGGTGGTCTGAGCGATATTCCCATTACGGAATATTTGCCGATACTGCACTCTGGTTTTGCCGGCGAGAAGGCGCTGGGTACGTTGTACTACATCGCCAACAAAGCACAAACAGTCCTAAACCAGATCAACGAAGTAGCTGAATCAGACGCAGTTGACTATGTTGTGGCGCAGATGAATCAAGGGTTTCCCCCAGTATCCATCGAGTACAAACGCGATGGAAAATTCTTTAGGGTTGTGAGCAGGAAATGGTAATGATTCACTATCATGGAACGCCAATTACCCCCAACCGAGCTATTGAAACGATGGGCGGCAAACATTTTTGCGTTAGTTACGCCAGACCAGACCAGTTGGAGCGTTGCCTTCGGCTTGGGCAATCGTTGATGTTGGACAACGGAGCGTTTAGCGCCAAGACTCGTGGCTTGCAGTTTGACCGAGATGGATTTTACAAGTGGGTTGAGCCGATCTTGCGTCATCCAAACTGGGGTGTTGTGCCAGATGTTATTGACGGTACGGTTGAGCAGCAACGCGAGATGGTTGCCTCCTGGCCATTTCGCAAAGAGTTTGGGATACCAGTCTGGCATCTTGGTCTTTCAATTGACTACCTTCTTGAGCTTTGCGACCAATGGGGTCGCGTCTGCTTTGGGTCAGCTGGTGAGTACTGGCAGATCGGCACGCAAAAATGGACCGCAAGAATGGATGCAGCGTTCAACCAACTTGCTATCACGTTTGGGTCTGTGCCTTGGGTTCACGGCATGAGGATGTTGGGACAGTCAGAAGGTCCCTGGCCGTTAGCAAGCGCAGATTCTACCAATGTTGCAGTTAACCATTCTGGCTATCTGCAATGCGCCGGTTGCATGGCAAAGAGAATAGATGCAACCAATCCAGCAACCTTGCAATGGAAAGTAAAACCAGAGCAAGATATTTTGTTTTAAGGTCACTTGTGAAAAAAGCCATTTTAGCGTTGATGTTCTGTTCTTCGGCTTACGCCGGCAGCACCGATCTGTCTGTGTATTACGATCCCAATCGAAACTTGAATATTTTTGAACTGTCTCACTACCACAGACCAACTGAAAAAATTGAGATTTATGGATTTTTAGAGTCTTACAAAAACTCGTCTCTTGGCTTTCCTCAAGAAAAGCAAGTGGTGTTTGGCAAAACGTGGATTATGCACAGCGTTACAGACCGAGTGTCTGTTGGGCTAGAGATTGAACACGGCATCAACAACGCTGGAATGTTTACAACCAACAGGAAATTTGAACAAGACAGACTGTTTGTGCTTCCCAAGATTGGCGTAAAAATAAGTTTAGAAAAGTAAAAGCCATGAACATCTACGAAACTTCTTTTTACTGCAAATGCCCAATCAACAAAATAAGAATTTTGTATGAACTAAAGATTGAAACTAAGCAAATTATTGCTGTTGAGGAGTTGTTAGAACACATAAACCATTGGTATCAAGACGGATTCCATGAACTGATTGCTGACCATCTTGCCGAAAATTTTAACGGGATTCATACGTTAGAAGCCAATCATCACTCGGTCAAAATTACTACAATCAGGCAAGGCAATGAGCGTACCGAGCGAGCATGAAGAGCAGCGTGAACTGGTGCGCTGGTTTCGCCAGACGTACCCAGACGTTCGTATTTTTGCCATCCCTAATGGGGAGAAGCGCAGCATCAGCGTGGCGGCAAGGCTCAAGACCGAAGGCGTGAGCGCCGGAGTTCCCGACCTGTTTGTGCCATCTTGGGGTTTGTGGATTGAGATGAAACGTCAGAAAGGAGGTGTGTTAAGGCCAGAACAAAAAGATTGGATTGATTACCTACAGGGCTGTGGGCATCGGGTCATTGTGGGATATGGATTTGAC